CACAAATATAGAGAGCCATACCACCTTCACGTCCTCTGAGTTCATACTCAACCCGGGGTCTTCAACCACATTCCCTTGGTTAAGTTCGATAGCACGTAGGTTCCAGGAGTGCAAGTGGCATGGTATGGTGTTTGAGTACATCTCGAAGTCAGCTGATGCATTGAACAGCACAAATACAGCATTGGGTAGTGTCGTTTTTGCGACACAGTACAATGTGTATGAGCCTTCATTCACCAGCAGAATAGCCATGCAAAATACCGAGTTTTCAACGACCTGTAAGCCGTCAGAAAACATGATACATGGGATCGAGTGTGACCCAAAGCAAAATCCGCTCAAAATTTTCTACATAAAAGAAGATGACGATGACGTTGGCGGAGATGAACGGTTTTATGACTTAGGTATTACCACAGTTGCAACAATTAATTCCCAGGCAACCTGTATTGTCGGGGACTTATGGATTTCGTATGATGTGGAGCTATCCAAGCCGATATTGGATGCGTCATATGTTGAGGATGGGCCGCTCTCAGCGTATATAAGTAACGGAGCCTATAATTCCACTGATGTGATGGGCATAAGCCAAAACGCCACCGTGGGTAACCTTGACATCAACATAGTAAACACAGTGACCGGACACTACGACACGATCGTCTTTCCATCCGGAAGTTTAGGGAAGAAGTTTCTATGTGTGTTTGTTTGGAAGGGTGTCTCAACGGCCCTAATCAGTAATACTGTTTTACTGACTGGGTTGACCGCAGGACCAAACTGGGTGGATGGGGCCTCTACGAGCGTTGTGAACAACGGATCCACCACTAGCACCAAGTACTTTTATATTGTCACCTGGGAGGTGACGGATTCTGCGTTGGCTTTTGCCACAATGAGTGGGGGGACGATGCCTGGTACTCCAGCATTCTTTGAGTGTGCGATCTCAGAGATTGACGCATCGTTTGTTAGCATGGAGGATGGGTGTGTAGAGAAATACCTCCATCCTGAATGGGAAACTGGCTCCGAGGAAGAGCAGAAGGGCGATCACCCTTCTGTGGTGATCCCAATGGTAAGGCGGGGTGTGGAGGAACCAA